TATCGGGACGACTACTCCTGGAGCGAAACTTGATATAGAGGGTGCTGCAAATTTATTAAAGCTTACTCATAACAATGGATATATTGAATTTGTAAATACAGGTGATAATGCTAGGACTGGTTACCTGCAATTAAACTCAGATTCTTCAAGTGTTTTAAACGTGACTGTAAATCAAGCCCTTCATATGGCTACGAATAACACGAATAGATTAACTATTTCGTCAGGAGGTAACGTCGGGATCGGGACATCAACCCCTAATGCTAAACTAGATGTACAAGGAACACAAGGTCAGTTATTCTCAGTTACAGATGACTTATCTGGTGATATATTCTCAGTTGCTGATATATCTGGTGTACCTATAATGAACGTTAACTCTGATGGAACATCTTACTTTGACGGTAACGTCGGTATCGGAACGACTAGTCCTGCGGTTAAACTACAAGTTCAAGCTCTAACAGCTGCAGCATTTTTTAAATCATCGACTAACACGGTGCCTGTATCAGTCTTCAATTCGGGGAGTACGGTATCAACTATAGGGTTTAAAGGCTCAACAAGTACTAGCGAATATCACGTTAGGGTTGGTGCTGATAGTAAAGATTTTGTTGCATATACAAATAATACAGAAAAATTAAGAATATTAGAAAACGGTAACGTAGGTATCGGGACAACTGATCCTGGGGTAAAACTTGATGTTATAGGAACTGTTAGGTCATATGTTGGCCCTGGTAATTACGGTCAAATCGAAAATGGTTCTTTTCAAGCTTTAGGCGATCACGGTGGTACTTTTATGTTAGACTTAGATAACACAGGAACTGCTGATTTAGTTAACGTTAAGAAGAGTGGTTCATCAAGGTTTTATATTAAGAACAACGGTAACGTAGGTATAGGGACCACTGGGCCTGGTACAAAGCTGCACGTTTCTTCTAGTGAAAATGCAAACTGGACAACTACTTTTCAAAATACGTTAAATTCTAATAGTCATTCAGTATATACAACGTATAATAATAATTCTAACAATACTAGGTATGGGGTGTATATATCTGGTGCAGGAACTACAAACAGTGATTACCACTTATTAGTTAACGGTCAATTTGCTGTCGTTGGTGACGGGAAAGTAGGTATCGGAACGACTAGTCCTAGAACTAAGTTGAATGTACGAGGTACTAGCTCGGATGGTGGTGGGGTTTTAACTTTAGAAAACTCAACAACAGCTACAGGTAGCGCTGACTATGTCGGTAAGATTCAGTTTTATGGAAATGACAGCGGAACTGGAGCGAGCGGAGTAAGAGCCTCTATTGATGCAAACATACAAGGCTACAATGGGGAAACTGATTTGGTTTTTAGTACAGCCCCTGCTAGTGGAGTCAACGCAGAAGCAATGCGTATTACAAGTGGCGGTAACGTCGGGATCGGGACGACTAGTCCTGGATATACCTTAGACGTAAATGGTAGCATGCATTCCACTGATATAACTATAGCGAATAATGTATACCACCAAGGAGATACTAATACTTGGTTTGGATTCCATTCAAATGACCAATGGAGGGTTGTAACTAGCAATATTGAAAGATTAGAAGTTACTAGTAGTCAAGTACTTGTTAATAACAGTTACTTTAAAATACAAAACTCCGGTGATAGGTTAATGGATGTTGACACTGTTAACGGTACATTTTTCTTAGGAGACGTTGACGGTTTAAGTGACGAGAATTACATAACAAGTGAAAACGGTAGAATTGACTTAGTTGCAGGAGGCGGAGAAACTCTTAGTTGTACAAATGATCAAAACGTCGGGATCGGGACGACTAATCCTGGAGCGCGTTTGCACGTAGAAAGTCCAGTAAGTGGTAACGGGCTTAACGCTGATTTTAGTATAAACGGTGGTTCTGGCTACGGTATGAATAACTTGAGGGTAGAAATTCCACAATATGGTTCTGGTATAAGAGTCTATTCACCAACTAGTTCAGGCACTGATAATTCAGCTATGACATTTTACCAACAAACCTCCAATGTAGGAAATATTACTATAAACACTTCAAGCACAAGTTTTAATACAACCTCAGATTACAGGTTAAAAGAAAATAAAGAGGACATATCAGACGCTATTGAAAGAGTAAAAGAATTAAAACCTTTGAGATTTAATTGGATTAAAGAACCAGGTAAACCAAAAGTAGATGGATTTTATGCTCACGAGTTAGCAGAGGTTGTACCTGAAGCTGTTACTGGTGAAAAAGATGCTTTAGATTGGGAAGGAAATCCTAAATACCAAGCTATTGATCAAGCTAAAATAGTACCTTTACTAACAGCTGCTTTACAGCAAGCTATAGATAAAATAGAAGAATTAGAATTAAGAATACAAACAATAGAAAATAAATAAATAAACAAAAACAAGAATTATGACTACTTACAACTGGAATTGCAAAACAGTGGATGCTTATCCACAAGACGGAGAGTATGCTGATTTAGTGTACAATGTACATTGGATCGTTACTGGTGTATCAGATGAATTGAACCCAGAAGGTATTGCTTATTCAGCAACTAGTATCGGAACACAAACACTAGACACTAGTGAAGTTACAGATTTTATCCCGTTTGAGGATTTAACAAACGAACAAGTTGTTGCTTGGACAAAAGGAGCAATGGGTGAAGAGCAAGTTGCTTCTATTGAGGCTAGTATTCAATCTCAGATCGATGCTTTGATTACACCTACAACTGTTACTTTGACTATTGGCGAGCCAGTGCCACCAACAGAAGAGGAAACTGAGGAGTAATTATCGAGTAAAACGTGTAATGATAAGTCAAGCACTACTCTAATTTTAGAGTATAATCAAATCAAATCAAATTAAATTAAATATGACTGACAAAATCGTCAAAAACTTAAACTTTGGTGACGAAGCCAAGGTTAAAGTATTCGAAGGAATTAATAAACTCACTAAAGCTGTTAGTTCTACATTAGGAGCTAGCGGTCAATGTGTGATATTAGAAGACAGTAGCGGAAGACCGATCATTACAAAAGACGGTGTAACAGTTGCTGATTCAATAACATTACTAGACCCAGTAGAAAATATGGGTGCTACGCTTTTAAAGGAAGCTGCTAGAAAAACTGTTAAAGAAGCTGGAGACGGAACGACCACGGCTACGGTACTAGCGCACTCAATCTTAAGTGAAGCTTATCAAGCTTCTAAAGAAAATAACATTAGAGTTATTAAAGATGGTATTGCTACAGGTGTAGAAAAGGTGATAAAGTACTTAGAAAGAAAAAGTATTGAAGTTAGTGGAGACATGTTGAAAGACATTGCCACTATTAGTTGTAACAACGAAAGAGATTTAGGTGAAATCATTGGCGATGCCTTTGAAGCAGCTGGAGAAAACGGAGTTGTTATAATGGAACCAACAGATACTGAAGAAACTAGCTTTGAGTTAGTTGATGGTGTTCAGTATGAAAAAGGTTTGACAAACTCACATTTTGTGACTAGTCAGGAGAAAAGAATAGCTGAGCTAGATAAACCGGTTGTTTTACTATTAGAATCACCAGTTGAATCTGTTAGAAAAATACAATCTATCTTAGAGTATGTTATTCAAAACAACAAACCTTTGTTGGTTATAGGTGATTTAGATCCACAAGTGATTTCTACATTAGCTATGAACAAAGTTAAAGGTAATATTAAAGTTAATGTAATCAACGCTCCTACGTACGGGGTAAACAAGAAAGATGTATTATCTGATTTAGCCGTCTTAACAGGCGCTACAGTAATAAACGAAGATCTTGGAGATGACTTAGATGTTATAAACCCAAGCTTACTAGGTACATGTATTAAGAGTGTTACTGATGATTACGAGACTATACTACAAGTAGATAACGAAACAGAAGAAGTTAAAAATCTAATACAAGAGGTTAAAAACCAAATCAAAGAAGCTAAAGCTCCTGGAGACGTTATTAGATTAGAAAGAAGACTATCAAGGTTATCTGCTAAAGTAGCTATAGTAAAAGTAGGTGCTAACTCAGAAGTAGAGTTAAAAGAAAAATCTGACAGAGTTGAAGACGCTATCTGTGCTACAAAAGCCGCTATTAAAGAAGGTATAGTATCTGGAGGTGGAATCGCGTTGTTAGATGCATCTATTAAAATTAAACCTAAGAATATTGGTGAAGAGATACTTCTAGAGGCCATTAAGGCGCCATTTAAGAAGATATTAAGTAATTCAGGTGTTGAGTTTCAGGTGTCAGGTAAAGAAGGCGTAGGAATCAACGTAGTGACAGGTAAGATGGTTAATATGATTAAGAAAGGAATTATTGATCCTTTGTTAGTTACTAAAAGCGCTCTTAAAAACGCTGCCTCAGTTGCAACAACAATATTATCCACTGATTGTGTAATTAATAACTTAAGAGTTGGAGATGAAAGCAATAGGAAATAATATTCTCATAGATAAGATAAAAGAAGGGCCTGTGTCTAAAACAGACGGAGGTCTACTTCTAACACAGTCTCAGAGGCAAGATGTTAGATATAAAAAAGCTACAGTTTTAAATTGTGGTGATCAAGTTACCGGAGTTAAAGAAGGTGATTCAATATTTTACGATAAACACGCTGGTCACAGGATAGAAATAGATGACGATGTTTATTATGTTATTAGATTTCAGGATGTTGTTGTGGTGTTATGAGAATAACGCCTAATGATATCAAAGATCTTAACATCTTTAAACATTATAGAATAGTAAGAAAGTGGGCTTGTAAAAATAATAATCTTAACGACGCTGATCTTGAGTTATTAATATACTTAGATTGTATGGATCTATTTTCAAGAAAAGATTTTGAAACAGGCTCCTATTCTTATAGTTGGAACAACAGAAGGTGGAATAAACTTCTACAAGAGGATTGGATAAAAGTATGGAGACCTAGAAATAGGACTACACAAAAATACAATATATATAAAGTTTCTTTTAAAGGCAAACAACTGATACTCAGAATGTACAAAATACTTTTAGGAGAAGAAGATATACCAACTAGTACTAGACGAAATAAAATAATGAAAGGTCAATCATACATAGATAAAGTATTGATAACCTCGATTAATAATGTTAACAAAGATAAAGATAGATAATCATGAACAACCAATTAATGATAGACCCAATGACTGGGATGCCAGTACAACAAAACGCTGCTACTCCTCCAGTTCCTGGTAACGAGTTAGGCTATACAAAGCCAGTTTTTAATCCACAAGCACAAGCGCAAGCTAATGGAGTGTTTGGAGATGTTCAACAGAAAGCAAACTCAGTAAGTCCATTGTTCAAGAAAAAGTGTAATTACTAAAATTTAAGATATGAAAGGTAAAAACGGAACAATAGGAGAAAATACTTTATGGGACGGACCATTAAGTCAAGAAGGTAGACCACACGGAAAAGGATCTAGCTCTGGAAAAAACGGTATGAAATTAAAAGTTATGCAGCCTTGTGGTTGTATAGGTGATTGTGGCTGTTCAGGACTTCAAGGGCCAATCACAGCAAGAGCTAAAGGATAAGATGTTTTGCATGGGAGACATAAAGCTATATGTGGCAAATATGCTAACGTTAAGTGTAACTACGTTTACAAATATAGAGATGGGATTAAAAATCGTTTTATTATTAGTAACTATAGGGTACACTGTTAACAAGTGGCTAGAGTTAAAAAAATCAAAAAAGTAATGGCATATATTCAACCGGATAGTTCTCCTTTTTTAAGAGTTAGAAAAACAACTAAAGGTAAAGGTAGAAACTTTTTATCTACAAAAGAAGGCGCTGGTATGACAGAGGCTGGGGTAAAAAAGTATAGAAAAGAAAATCCTGGCAGTAAGTTAAAAACAGCTGTAACTGGAGATGTTAAACCTGGGAGTAAAGCAGCTAAAAGAAGAAAGTCTTTCTGCGCTAGATCCAAAGGCTGGGACGGTGAAAGAGGTAAAGCTGCTCGTAAAAGATGGAAATGCTAAATGAAAACAACTAAAACTGGATATTTAAAAAATAGCCCTGATGTTAAAAATTCTCAAAATATAATAAAAGGAGGAGATATAACAATGAAAGGAGTTGAGTTTAAGGTTTTAGGAACTGATGATAGAGGATACACTAAAGTTATGTATCCTGGTTATGACTATAAGTTTCCAGGAGCTAAATACGTAATTGAAACACCTATAAAATAGTATGGCTTTTAAAATGAAAATGGGTAAGTTGTCTATGGACAATACACCAATATATCAAATAGATGAAGAGGATGGTGTTTTGGGTAGAGCTAATAATAACGGTTCTATTACACTTAATAAAAATTTAAGCCCATTAGAGCAGGAAGATGTTATAAGGCATGAAAAAGTGCATTTAGATCAAATGAAAAGAGGCGACTTAGATTACGACGATAAGTATGTTTACTGGAAAGGTAAGAGAATGCCTAGATCTAAAATGGATGAGGGCTCAAAAAATCTTCCTTGGGAAAAAGAAGCGTACAAGGCTAATACATTAAAATAAATTTTATTTAAAGTATTTTTTTTATTATATTAGACATTATAAACTTAAATCTAAATAAAATGAAAAACTTACTATTAGTAATGGCTTTAAATGCTTCAAACATTATTTTTTCTCAAACAAGCAAGCTAGAAGGATCTTGGAGCTCATATGATAACACTTCGTATGTAACAACTATATCAGTTAGTAAGTTTACAGGTTCAATAGATAGGGTATATAGCTATAGTTCTTATGAAGAAAAAAGTAAAACAGAAAAAATAATAAAACAAGACTACAGCACTTTAGAAACATCACATTGCTTTGAAGATTACCAGTGGAGTATTAAATCAAAGTATGTATCATTAAACGATACCCTGATGAAAAGAATAATAACAGGCAGCGTTAACACTGTTTTATTGTATAAAAAAATAAATAAATAAATAAATAAATAAACGATTATTATGGCTTACAAGCAAAACCCCGGTCGTGGACCAATGATGAAAACAGGTAGAAACATTCCTAAAAGCATGTGTTCTCCAGTAATGCAAGTAAAAGACGCTATCTCTGGAAGAAAAATCCCAGAAGGTGCGACTTTTGGAGAAACCAAAAAATCAACAGATGACTTTGGAGCAACAGTTTACTCAACAGATTATAGTAAAAAAGGAGCTAAGGGTGGACCTAGTGGCGTAGATTTAGGTCCAGATTTCAAACCTACTAAAGAACAAACTAGAAAGGCAAACGAAAGAATTATAAAACAAAAAAAGTCAACAAAATCGATTAGTGGGACCGTTCAAAATAAAATCTACTCAGGTAAAACGGCTGGAATTAAACCAGTTGAATCTACTTCTAAACCTTCAGGTGAAATAGTACAAAAAACTTTTAAAACTAAATCAAAAGAAGAGATTCAAAAAGACAAAGACTATATTGATAGAAGAAATAAAACAAACAAGAAAAACGCAAGAAGAATGAAGCGAGCTAAGTTCTGGGGTAATATTGGTAGTGCTTTAACGCCTAGTGGTAAAAGCGGTTTTAAACCTGGTTGTTTTTAATTAATGAACAAAATATTCCAATGGCTTACAGGCGGCGTTATCAAAAACATAGGTGACGTCGTTGATAAGCTTACTACAACCGAAGAAGAAAAACTTTTAATTAAGAAGCAGATTCAAGAAATATTAGAAAAAGCTGATACCGAAGCGCAAACTCAAGTAACTGAGCGTTGGAAAGCGGATATGGTTAGTGATAGTTTTTTATCTAAAAACATTAGACCACTTATTTTAATATACTTAACTTTTATATTTACTGTTTTATCTTTTTTTGATGGTAACATTGGAGGCTTTGCTGTCGCAGAGCAATATATACCCATATTTCAATCACTGCTGATCACAGTGTACGGAGCCTACTTTGTAGGAAGGACTTGGGAAAAATCAAAAAGATCAAGTGATAATAAATAAATGAAAACAATTAAATTAAATAAAATGGAAAACAAGATCACAGCAGAAGAATTAAAATTAGTTCAAGAGAACCAAGGTAAAATGAGTCAAGCGCTATCTCAAGTAGGTGTGTTAGAAACTCAAAAGTACGGTTTGATCGCTCACATTCAAGAGCTGAACAAAGAAGTAGAAGACAATAAAAAAGTCTTAGAAGAGAAATACGGAGCAATCAGTATTAACTTAGAGGATGGTAGCTTTGAAGAAATTAAGAAAGAAGAAGAAGTAGAAGCTTAATATATGTCATCTATTATAAGAAAAATTAGTATAGGTTCCGACTACAAAAATGATGCGATGCATTACGCTGTAGGTCAGTCTGTTTATGGAGGTCACGAAATATCTCATATACTACATGATGAATCTAACAACTCTTATAGTATACATATAAAGAAAAACAACGAGGTACTGCCATGGAAGAAGTTTAATTCTAACATGGCTATATCTGTTGAGTATGACTTACAGTATTAATGAGAAGTGTATTCGATTTTATAGTTGAACCTGTAGAAGGAAGATACGATAATGAGATAAAAGTTGGTGAAAAAAAGTTAATGCTTAATTCAAGCATAGAAGACTTTAAGTTTATAAGCAGAACAGCTAAGGTTGTATCTGTGCCAATCGCTTTTAAATCATCTGTCAATGTTGGTGACGTAGTAATAATTCACCACAACGTATTTAGAAGATACTACAATCAAAAAGGCGAAGCCGTTGACAGTAGTAAACTTTTTAAAGAAAACTTATATTTTTGCCAACCAGACCAAGTTTATCTGTACAAGAAACACGATGAATGGATGCCAATAGGCGAAAGATGTTTTATAATGCCAATTAAGGAAAACAATCCTTTCTCGCTAGATAAAGAGAGAAAACATATAGGAATAGTAAAAATTGGTAACAAGTCGTTAGAAGCGCTAGGAATAACCGAGGGAGATCTTGTAGGCTTCAAAGCTAACAGAGAATTTGAGTTTATCGTAGACGACCAGCGACTTTATTGTATGGAATCTAATGATATTTTATTGAAGTATGAATATAAAGGAGACGAAGAGGAATATAATCCTAGCTGGGCAAAAAGCAGTTGAGGAGTTAATTCAGGTAGCTAAAGAAAAGATAGTTGATTCAGATGATGATATATCTGCTGATAGATTAAAAAATGCTGCAGCTACTAAAAAACTAGCTATTTTCGATGCTTTTGAAATACTTAGTAGAATAGAGGAAGAGGAAAAACTATTGGAAGAAAAGCCAAAAGAAGTTAAACAGGAAAAGTCTTTTAAAGGCTTTGCAGAAGGTAGGTCTAAATAATGTACAAGCAAACATTAATAAAGACAATAGAAGACCACGTAAAACCTGCTTTACTAAAAAGAAACAATAGAAACAAAAAGTGGGTCAAAGGATACGATAGCGACCATGATATGGTTATTATAAGTTCTGATGGAACTATAGGTGAAATTGTAGAGATACAAAACTTAAAAATTGCTTTACCTGCTGTTCCAGAAGATGTTTACAAATGTTCTAATAAGAAAGAAGAACAAATGTGGTCTAGGTTAGAATATCCTAAAGAACTTGCGAAAATCAAAAGCGTTTTTGATTGGCAAAAATATCCCACTGATTTTCAAGAAGAATGGTATGGATATATTGACAAAGAGTTTGAAAAAAGGGAAAAGGGTTTTTGGTTCTATAATAATGGCAAGCCAACTTATGTTACTGGTACTCATTACATGTACTTGCAGTGGGCCAAGATTGATGTTGGGGCAGCAGATTATAGGGAATCAAACAGAATATTCTTCTTATTCTGGGAAGCTTGCAAAGCAGACATCCGTTGTTATGGAATGTCATATCTCAAGAACAGAAGGTCAGGTTTTTCGTTCATGGCTTCAGCTGAGACCGTTAACATGGCAACAATATCAACCGACGCACGCTTTGGGATTTTGTCCAAATCTGGTGCCGATGCAAAGAAGATGTTCACAGATAAAGTGGTACCTATCAGCGTTAATTACCCGTTCTTCTTCAAACCGATACAAGACGGTATGGACAGACCAAAGACCGAACTCGCTTACAGAGTTCCAGCTTCCAGGCTTACGAGAAGAAAACTCAACGAAGGTCAAGTCGAAGAGGAAATTGAAGGTCTTGATACCACCATTGACTGGAAAAACACAGGGGACAACTCGTACGACGGGGAAAAACTAAAACTACTAGTACACGATGAAAGTGGAAAATGGGAAAGACCTGATAACATATTAAATAACTGGAGAGTTACAAAAACCTGTTTAAGATTAGGTAGTAGAATCGTAGGTAAATGTATGATGGGATCTACTTCAAATGCCTTGGAAAAAGGTGGTGGTAATTTCAAAAAATTATATTATGCCTCAGACGTTACGCAACGAAACCGCAATGGACAAACTAGCTCGGGATTATATTCTTTGTTCATACCTATGGAATGGAACTACGAGGGATTCATTGATACTTATGGATTACCTGTATTCGATCAGCCAAAAAAAGGAACAGTAGATCCAAGCGGAATACCTATAACTCACGGAGTAATAGAGCATTGGGAAAATGAAGTAGATGGTTTAAAGAACGACCAAGATGGTTTAAACGAATACTATCGTCAGTTTCCTAGAACTGAAAAACACGCATTTAGAGATGAAGCTAAGTTATCTTTGTTTAATCTAACTAAGATATACGAACAGATAGATCACAACGAAGACTATTTAAACGGTAAACTAATAACTAAAGGTAGTTTTCAGTGGGAGAACGGTGTTAAAGACACTAGAGTTGTTTTTACACCTAACAAAGATGGTAGGTTTTTAGTTAGTTGGATTCCATCTTCAAATCACCAAAACAATGTGATAGTAAAGAATGGTGTTAAGTATCCAGGAAATGAACACATGGGGGCTTTTGGTTGTGATAGTTATGATATATCTGGAACAGTAGACAGTAGAGGATCTAAAGGAGCTTTACACGGTCTTACTAAATTCAGCATGGAAGATCACCCGGTTAATATGTTTTTCTTAGAGTATATAGCTAGGCCTCAAACTGCTGAGATGTTTTTTGAAGATATATTAATGGCTTGCGTTTTTTACGGAATGCCAATACTAGCTGAGAATAACAAACCTAGGCTTTTGTATTATTTTAAAAGAAGAGGCTACAGAGGTTTTTCAATAAATAGACCTGATAAAATATATTCTAAATTATCAGTAACAGAAAAAGAAATTGGTGGTATACCAAACTCTAGTGAAGATATTAAACAAGCACATGCTGCTGCAATCGAATCTTATATAAATGATTTTGTGGGCGCTACAGAAAGAGGTTATGGAAATATGTACTTTCAAAAAACCCTTGAAGAGTGGGCAAAATTTGACATAAATAATAGAACAAAGTTTGATGCGACTATAAGCTCTGGATTAGCTATAATGGCATGCAATAAAAACAAATACACACCTGTTTTCAAGGCTACTAGAAAGCCAGTATCAATCTCTTTTGGTAGATACGATAACAGTGGTTATACCTCAAAAATAAAAAGATAAATGATTTACAAAAGCGTAAACAGCACTTTCCCAAGTCAGGTAGTACCGGACGAAGTAAAGCAGAGTTATGAATACGGTTCAGAAGTTGCCAAAGCTATAGAGAACGAATGGTTCAAAGGAGATCGAGGGGCAGGTTCTGGTGGTAGGTTCGGTAACAACTGGCAAAACTTTCACAGATTACGTCTATATGCTAGAGGGGAACAATCTGTTCAAAAATATAAAGATGAATTATCAACTAACGGTGATTTGTCTTATCTTAATTTAGACTGGCAACCTGTTGCTGTGTTATCTAAGTTTGTAGACATCGTTGTTAACGGTATGACAGACAAAGGGTATAAAATAAAATCATTTGCTACAGATCCTTACGCTCAAAAACAAAGAACAGACTACGCTAGTGCTATTCTTAGAGATATGCAGGCTAAACCTTTGTTAGCTGACATAAAAAACACTCTTGGTGTTGATATGTTCTCCACGGACGATCCTGGTTCATTGCCTGAATCTAAAGAAGAATTAGATTTATTTATACAATTAAACTACAAACAAGCTGTAGAGATTGCAGAAGAAGAGGTAATAGATAATATTCTTGAGTTTAATAGATATGAAGAAGTAAAAAAGAGAGTTGCTCAAGATCTAACTGTTCTTGGAATAGGTGCTACTAAAACAGATTTTAATCTTTCAGAAGGTGTCACAGTTGATTACGTTGATCCTGCTAACCTAGTTTACTCTTATACTGAAGACCCTAACTTTGAAGACATATATTATGTTGGTGAAGTTAAATCAGTGTCTTTACAAGAATTAAAGAAGCAGTTTTCAAACTTAACAGACGCGGAACTAGAAGAAATTCAAAAGCAACCTGCAAGTTATAATTACACTAGACAGTACAATGGTCAAGATGATAATTATGATAATGTGCAGGTTATATATTTTGAATATAAAACATACTCTAACCAGGTTTTTAAGATAAAGAAAACAGAACAAGGTCTTGAAAAAGCTTTAGAAAAGACAGACACGTTTGATCCTCCAGCTAATGATAATTTTGAAAGAGTACATAGATCTATAGAAGTTTTATATAGCGGAGCTAAGATTTTAGGTCAAGATAAAATGCTTAAATGGGAGTTAGCTCAAAATATGACTAGACCTTATAGCAATCAAAACAGAGTTGAAATGAATTACTCTATATCAGCACCAAGAATGTACAAAGGTCGTATTGATAGTTTGGTTAGTAAGTGTATTGGTTTTACTGATATGATACAAATTACTCACTTAAAAATTCAACAGGTTTTATCTAAGATGGTTCCTGATGGTGTTTTTGTAGACGTTGATGGTTTAGCTGAGGTTGATTTAGGTAATGGAACTAGTTACAATCCTCAAGAGGCGCTTAACATGTACTTCTCAACTGGTAGTATAGTTGGAAGATCTTTAACTCAAGACGGTGACCCTAATAGAGGTAAAGTGCCTATTCAAGAGTTAAACTCTTCTTCAGGTATAAATAAAATACAGGCGTTAATTCAAACGTATCAATATTATTTACAAATGATACGTGATGTAACCGGTCTTAACGAAGCTCGTGATGGTAGTATGCCAGCTAAAGATTCTTTAGTGGGTCTTCAAAAACTTGCAGCAGCTAATTCAAACGTAGCTACTAAGCACATATTGCAGTCATTAATGTACGTAACTGTTAGAACATGTGAGAATATAAGTCTAAGAGTAGCGGATATGTTAAGCTTTCCTTTAACTAAAGATGCTTTAATGAATTCTATAAACGCTGCTAACGTAGCTACACTACAAGAGATAGGTGACTTGAATATGCATGAGTTCGGTATATTCTTAGAATTAGAACCAGAAGAGGAAGAAAAAGCGCAGTTAGAAAATAATATACAGGTTGCGTTACAAACGGGTAGCATAGCTCTTAGTGATGCTATAGATATTAGAGAGATTAGAAACTTAAAGTTAGCTAATCAGTTTTTGAAGCATAGGCAAAAAATTAAAAGAGATCAAGAGCAACAAGCGCAGCAAGCTAATATTCAAGCACAGGCACAAGCCAATGCTGAGACAGCTGAAAAAGCTGCTATGGCTGAAGTTCAAAAGCAGCAAGCTTTAGCTCAAACAGAGTTACAAATAGAACAAGGTAAATCTCAGTTTAAGATACAGCAGATGCAGCAAGAAGCTGAAATTAAAAAGCAGTTGATGGCTGAAGAGTTTCAATATCAAATGCAGCTAGCTCAAGTTAGAGCAAACGCTGAGAAAACAAAGCTTCAAGACATCGAAGATAGAAAGGACGAAAGAACAAAAATACAAGCAACTCAACAATCTGAGTTAATAAACCAGAGGCAAACCGACTCACTACCAAAAAACTTTGAATCCGCAGGTATGGATAATTTAGGTGGTTTTGGTTTGGAGCAGTTTGATCCTAGGTAAAGAATTTTTTAATTATTTAATTATATTATATTATGTCAGAAATAGTAAAACAAGAAGGAGACTTCAAAATCAAGGCTAAGCCTAAAAAGCCTAAAAAGTTAATCACTGATAATGAAGTGGTTAAGGTAGAGATGCCAAAAGTAACTTTAGAGCAAGCTGAAAAAGTAGCTCCAGAAATTACAAAGATAGAGATTAAACCTGAAAAAGTAGATCAAGTCGAAGAGGTTATAACGGAAGAAGTAGAACCAACAGAGGTGGAAAACGCAGTAGCTGAAGATCCAGTTATGCAAGAGATCATCGATGAAGAGGTTGAGACCGTTACAGAACAAGTCGAACAAGCTGTACAGGAAAACAAACAAACAGGTAGAGCTTTACCTGAGAACGTTGAAAAACTAGTTTCTTTTATGGAAGAGACTGGCGGAACGGTTGAGGACTATGTTAGATTAAACGCTGACTACTCAACAGTTAATGACGCTACTTTACTTAAAGAGTATTATAAGAAAACTAAACCTTATTTAGAAGGTGAAGATATAGATTTAATCTTAGAAGACTTTTCGTATGACGAAGAGTTAGATGAGGAAAGAGAAATACGTAAGAAAAAAATTGCGTATAAAGAAGAAGTTGCAAAAGCTAGAAACTTTCTAGAGGAAACAAAGAGTAAATACTACGACGAAATCAAGTTGAGACCCGGCGTAACTCAAGAACAACAGAAAGCTACTGACTTTTTCAACCGTTATAATGAAGATCAAAAAGCTGCAAAACAACAGCATGACTTATTTGTGCAAAGTACTAAAAACTTATTAAACGACGATTTCAAAGGTTTTGATTTCAATGTTGGTGAGAAAAAATTTAGATACGGAGTCAAAAACGTCAACGAGGTTGCCGAAGCACAATCTGACATTTCTAATTTTATAGGGAGGTTCCTAGATAAAAAAGGAAATATCGCAGACGCTAAAGGTTATCACAAAGCTATGTATGCAGCGCGAAATGCTGACACTATAGCTCAACACTTTTACGAACAGGGTAAAGCCGACGCGGTTAAAGATGTTGTAGCTAAATCAAAAAACATAAGCACAGAACCTAGAAAAAATTCTAGTGGAAGTGTATTTGTTAATGGGTTAAAGGTAAAAGCAATTAGCGGTTTTGATTCTTCGAAATTAAAAGTAAGAACAAAAAAATTTAACTAAAAACAATTAATTATTATGGCATTAGATCCATTATTTGGTAGTATCGTACCATCACAAAAACAACAAGCATTAGCTACAAACTTTTTATCATTCAACGGAGGAACAAATCCTGGAGATAGCGACACTTTCGCTCAACAGTATTTACCAGAAATCTACGAACAAGAAATCGAGCGTTACGGAAACAGAACGTTATCTGGATTCTTGCGTATGGTAGGAGCAGAGATGCCAATGTCTTCTGATCAAGTAATCTGGTCAGAACAAAATAGATTACACATCTCTTACACAGATGTAACAAATGACCAAGTAAATACTTTAACTATTCCAGTTTCTGCTACTGTAAGAAACGTAATTTCAGTTGGTTCAACTATCGTTGCTATCGACAAATTAGGAGCAGAATTAAAGTGTGTTGTAACTGCTTCTAACCTTTCTACAGGTGTATTGACAGTTGCTCCTTATACTGCTACAACAACTGCTACTTTAGCTGTTGATGATATCAAGATTTTCGTATACGGTTCAGAATATGGAAAAGGATCAAGCACTCCTAACTACTCTGCTTCACAAACAGATGGTTACGTAAGTGTAGACCCTGATTTCACACAATTCTCTAACTCTCCAATCATCATTAGAAACAAATACGTAGTATCTGGATCTGATATGGCTCAAATCGGATGGGTAGAAGTTGCAACTGAAGACGGAACTTCTGGATACTTATGGTATTTAAAAGCTGAATCTGAAACAAGATTACGTTTTGAAGACTATTTAGAAATGTCTGTAGTAGAAGGAGAAAAAGCTTCTGCCGCTGGTGCTGGATCTGCTGCTGCAGCTGGATACAAAGGTACTGAAGGTTTATTTGCTGCTATCAAGTCTAGAGGAAATGAAGAAGCTGGATTCAACGCTGCTGCTGATGCATTAGGAGAATTTGACGCTATCTTGAAAAACTTAGATACTCAAGGAGCTATTGAAGAGAACATGTTATTCTTAAACAGACAAACTTCTTTAGGATTTGACGATATGTTAGCTGGATTAAACGGTGGAAACGCTGGAGCTGGTTCTGCATACGGTATCTTTGAGAACTCTGAAGATATGGCATTGAACTTAGGATTCTCTGGATTCCGTCGAGGTTCTTATGACTTCTACAAGACTGACTGGAAATACTTAAACGATGCTTCTACAAGAGGTGGTGTAACTGAAGCTGCTGCTGTAGCTGCTCCTGTTGCTGCTATCGACGGTGTATTAGTACCTGCTGGAACTTCTACTGTTTATGACCAAGTATTAGGAACAAACATTAGACGTCCATTCTTACACGTACGTTATAGAGCTTCTCAAGCTGATGACAGAAGAATGAAGCAATGGTTAACTGGTTCTGCTGGTGGAGCAATGACTTCTGACTTAGACGCTATGGAAGTAAACTTCTTATCTGAAAGATGTTTATGTGTACAAGGTGCTAACAACTTCGTATTGTTCACTAAGTAAGAGTATATTAATGTAATTCTTACCCTCGTTATATCAACGGGGGTAATTATTACTTCTATTAAATTATTAAATTATATTATATCATGAAAACAAAAGTAAAAGCAAATGAAAAGTGGGAGATCAAAGATAGAACCTATTTTGTTACAGGATCATACCAACCATTAACGTTAAGAATACCAGCTAGGCACAGTTTAAAGTCGCCTATGCTTTATTATGACGAAGAAACAAATGAACAAAGAGAGTTAAGATACGCTACTAATATGTCATCACCATTTAAAGATGAACAAAAAGGAGAGGTAACTTTAGGTCATATCTTATTTAGAGATGGATCTTTGTTTGTACCAAAAAGAAATCAACAATTACAAAAACTTTTATCACTATATCACCCTTTAAAAGGAATTAGATATACTGAATTTGACGCTGTTGAAGAAGCTGAAGATGAGTTAGATGTTATGGAGATGCAAATTGAAGCTTTAAATGCTGCTATGTCACTGGACGTTGACCAGTCAGAAGCAATATTAAGAGTAGAATTAGGATCTAGAGTTAGTAGCATGTCATCTAAGGA